GTTTGCAATTCCACCAATAACAGGCAGTGCTTTTGCTCCAAGTCTTTTACCACCACCAGCAACATTTTTAACTGTTCCAAGACCTTCTTTTTTCAAGAAAGATGCAATTTTAGAATATCCAGGAATCTTTTGTATCGTAGCAAGAACTTTGTTTCCAAGGCTTTTTGCTTTATTCAAAAATGGTGCAATAATTGGTCCCACTAATTTTGAAAATCCTGCTTTAATTGCACCAGCACCTTTCTTTGCGAGACTAGATATTCCGCTACCAATATTTCCTGCAAAATTCTTTATTTTTTGGAAAAATCCAACTTTCTTTGGTTTAAGCAATTCTGCTGCTTCTGCTGCATCCACACTCAAAAGCTTTCCACCTACTATAGCACTTTTTGATGACAATCCTCTATCGACCACTTCTTGTGCTAATTTCTTCTTTGCCGCTTTCTGAGCATCTGTTAAATCATCTGCATCAATTGTAGGTTTTGGTCTTGCAGTTGCTGCATCAACACCAGCATTAGCAGCAGTTGCAGTTGCAGCGGCAGCAGGTTTGGCTGCAGCATCTGGTTTCTTGAAAGGATTGAGAGCACTAAAAAGCTTACCAAATGTGTTTCGCCATACAAATCCCGCAATTTTTTTGGTAACTTTTTTGAGTATCTTAAGAGCAACAAAAAGACCACCATTAATTGCAAGAAATATGCCACCAACTTTTAGTAAAGCATCTATTACATTCTTCTTAATTTCTTCTAACGTTCCAATATCACCCTGAGCATTTGCTGCAATAGCTTTCCACCCCTTATCAGTTAACCATCCAGCAAAAAGAACTCCGAAGAGTTCCATCAAATTTCCAAGTATACTCTTGGCTGCTTTACCAACTCCTTTTACTGGTGCTAAGAGTGTTTTGGATAGACCTTTCTCTAATTGTTTTTCTTTTCCAGATCTAAGTTGCTTTTCTTCTTGCTGTAATAATTCTTTCTCTCTTTCTTTCTGACCCTTCCTCTCTAATTCCGCCTCTTTATCTAATACCTTTGCCAGAAAAGAAACCTGCTTTTCTACGGCAATAACTCTGACACTTAAAACATTAACATCAACATCAGGAGTAATTGCAGATGATCCTACTTTTGCAAGTGCTCCCGGTTTTCTAAAAACCTGATTTGAACTTATCTTTTTCTTTCTAAATAATGCTTTTCTTTGAGCAGCAGAAAGATATTCCCCTGTAGATGGATCAACACCAGTTACAAGGATATCCCTATTCGTAAATTTTGAAGCATTTAATTTTGCCATTTACATGCCGCTCTGCTGTTGTTGCTTCAAATTCTCCTCTTCAATATATTGTTGTAATAAAGTGAGATAAACTTCCCTCTCCCAGGGTATCATATTTTCTAGTTCTGTTAATGAATATTTATGATACTGCATCAAGGCAAAATTCACTTTATAGTATGACGCAAGATCAGCGTGCGCCATACCTACCCGAAAAAACTAGAAAGTCCCTCCAGAACGACTTCACTCTCAACCTCAGTATTTGGATTCTTTACTTTAATAGTATGAGAAAGTTTGGGCATTGTCTCAAAGAATTTTTCAATCTCTTTAAACTGCTTCGAACTTAAGTCCTCAATGAAGGTAACCATCTCTTTCTTTGTGCAGTCAGAAGCACTCCAAGACTCTTCTTCATTATAAATTTGCTCAACACAGGAAGCAATTAATTGGAATGATTCATCGACACCCATTCCTTCATCAAAACTAAAATTCGTTTTGATGAATTCATCCAATGATGGATATTTCATCCTCATCACCAGATTCTCATCCAGTTTAATGTCTCTAGAGTGCTCTGGATCAACCTGAACCTGAATTTCATCCAAATCAATTTTTGCCTCTACTTGTGTCTCACCATCATCTGGGCAAGTAATAAGAACATCTACGCTCTCTCCGACAGACTTGCCTCTGATATTCAGAAATAGATATTCAATATCAAAAGTAGACAATTGATCTACCTTAATTCCTCTAGTAAGAATGCAATTGCCAATAACAGTTTTAATTGCATTGGTGATCTGCTTCTGATCCTCAGATTCCATTGCGATAATAAGAATCTTTTCTTCTTTAACTAGAAAAGGTCTATATCTTATTTTCTTCTGCGTAGAAGGAAGTTCCAACTCATATGTTGGCGTTGCAATCTTTGGTAAAGGCATAATAACCCGAAAAGTTCAGTTGTGATTATTTATTATCTTCTTATAACCCTTTCATCAAAAGGACCTACAAATTGTGAGGCACTTTTTATTTTGCCAGAACGTCCAGCTTCATACAATTCATCTAAAGTTTGTTGTGAATTTAATCCCCTTGCCTCAGGTGCTCCTGAGAATCTGTCATCTTTTGGGGGTACTGGTTGTGTTTGAGAATTATCACCAACATTATTCGAACTTCCAGATTTTTTAGCTTGACTTGTAATTTTTCCAGGAATGTATCTTTCGTAGTTAAATGCAATGCTCACCTTCAATATATTTGAAGAATCGTATGACACTGGTAAAGAAGATAAGTTAATAGGAAACAGTCCAATAAAATTATATTCGACTTCTCTTCTATGGTCTCTATCAAATTTTATAATCTTTGTAGCATTTGATTTATATTCATCAGGAAATCTCATCCTATAAGAATATTCCCTCAAAGAAGAATCCTTTTCAGAACCACTAGCAATAAATTCCATCCAGTGCTCTAAAAACTTAAGCATCCTATAATCAGAGTCTACATAAAACTCTAATTGCATTTGGGTAAAAATTCGGGTGTGTGCCATTTTTTCCTGCACACCCATATAGTTACCATTAATATCTGCCGTTGCCAACGAACTTCCTGGAATTGATGCAGAAGAACATAACAATCCAGCACTTTCAGTTACAAATCTCGTATCAACTCCTCTCTTAGCCAAGTAAGACATTAAAGGACCATTCAATCCACCAAAGATAACTTGGTAATGTGATGTTTGGGCAAGATTTGTGATAAGTGGTTTGAATTGTGATATCTTTTTACGTGTTGGCACTCTAAATACCTTATACGAGTCTTACATTATTAAGTATTTAGATGTCATATAAAGGAAAATATCAACCTTCACATCCAAAAAAATACAAGGGTGATCCTACAAATATAATCTATCGTTCCTTATGGGAGCGAAAGTTTATGGTTTACTGCGATAAGAATGAAAATATTTTAGAATGGGGGAGTGAAGAAATTATCGTTCCTTATCGTTCACCACTAGACAACAGATATCACAGATACTTTCCAGACTTTTATATTAAAGTCAGAGAATCGACTGGTAAGATTAAAAAAATGATTATTGAGATCAAACCATTCAAGCAGTGTATGGAACCTAAAGTCCAAAAAAGAAAGACTAAGGGTTATATCTATGAAGTCGTTGAGTACGCTAAAAATCAGGCAAAATGGAAGGCAGCAGAAGAGTGGTGCCTAGATCGTGGTTATGAGTTTAAGGTTCTTACGGAAAACGAACTCGGTATTAAGTAATGCCAAGAAAAACTCTAAAACAAAGAAGAAATCCAACAGATGATAATGATAATCGTGTGCGTGGAGTGATTAATAATCTAATTGGAACAGAGTCCTCAGATGACAAGATGGAGGAACTGATTAGTGTTCTGAGTGAAAGTGGAACGATTCCAAGTGCTGGTAAGTTTTATACTTTCTTTTATAGTGCTATGACGAATGGAATACAATATGATGAGTTTCCATTAGTTGCAGTGACGGATGTCTATTCTTGGGGATTTCGCGGGGAAAATTTTCACTGGCGTGGTGATATGAGACAATATAATTATAATCAAGTCGTTGGTCAGTTATATGAAATCTACCCAGAAGAACTTTCTGATGTGGTAGAACTCGGTTTTGGTAAAGTTCGCTCTAAATAGTTAAAAAAGGATAAATGGCAGAACCAATTAGAAACAAAAGAGGAAGAATAATTGGTTATAAACCGACATCTGGGAAACTATCATCTTTTAGAGAAGATGCTGGAGATAATAGAGCACTTCAAGTTCAAAATGGAGCAAGTGCAAGGGATCTTGCGGAGAGTGGTCCAACAGTAGTTGCAAAAAAAGGTTCAAAACCAACAGATAAGTCACTTAAAACTCAGGATAGTGTTAATACATCTATAGTAACTAAACCAACTACAACAAATTCTACTAGTTCTACTAGTTCTAATAAGTCAGCAACTTCATTCAGATATCCATATAAAGCATTAGATCCAGATACTGATTATTTAAAAATAGAAATATTAGAATATGTTCCTCTGGGACTTCCACAACAAAACAACACTATAACTGCTTTAACATCATCAAAGAATCAATATAAAGACAAAAATAAGAAAATAATAAGTACAATATTACTACCAATACCACAAAATATTACATCAGTAAATAATACAGGTTGGGGAGAGGATAGTTTAAACAGTCTTGCAGCTTATGCAGTTGGCGCTGCTGGCGATATTATGCAGAGTGGAAATTTCTTCAAAGGAATTGTTGATGCTGTTGTAAAAGCAGGTGGTGCCGTTAAAGATCTTGCAACTAGTGGTGAAGGACAACAGGTAACAAATACATTCTTTTCTTCTCAAGCGGCAAATTTACTTGGTGCTAATACCAGTTTTTCTGGTCTTCTTGCAAGATCTACTGGACAGGTTTTAAATCCAAATACCGAATTATTATTCAATGGTGTAAAGTTAAGAACTTTCAATTTCTCCTTTGATCTAGCACCAAGAAATAATGATGAAGCAGGACAAATTTTAAATATTATACGTGAAATGAAAATTAATATGGCACCAAAAACTTCTACAGAAAAAATTTCTAGTGGTGGTGGAAGTGCATCTGGATTATTTTTAAAATCTCCAAATGTATTCCAACTTACATATATGTCAGGAGGAAGTAAACATCCATTCTTAAATAGTTTTATTGTTGCAGCACTTACGAGTGTCAATGTCAACTACACTGGATCAGGAACTTATATGACATATAATGATACGAATAGAACACCAGTTCATATGAAAATGGATTTATCTTTCCAAGAACTAAGTCCTGTTTATGCTGAAGATTACAAAGGAGTAGGAGGAGTAGGTTACTAAAATGGGATACTTTAGAGAACTACCAAACTTACAATACCAGTCATTTCTTTCCGATAGTATTTCTTCTGGAAATTATTTGACGGTTAAAAACTTATTCAGAAGAAACAAACTTCGTGATGATCTAAGTGGTGTCTTTACTCTTTTCAACAAATACGAAATCCCAGAAGGTTCGAGACCAGAACTCGTAGCAGAAGAATACTATGGAAAGGCAGATTTGGATTGGGTAGTTCTGATGACTGCTGGTATTATTAATGTGAGAGATGAATGGCCTTTATCAAACTATCAACTCTACAATTATGCCGAAGAAAAGTATGGAATTGCTGGTTTGAGTGAGGTTCATCATTATGAAACCATCGAAGTAAAGGATTCAAATGGTAGACTCATACTTCCAAAAAGAAAAGTTGTTGATTCCGATTTTATAATTCCAGACCCAGATAATTATGCCGAAACATTGAATCCAGTAAGATCAGTAACAAATTGGGAATATGAAACTAAACTAAACAATGAAAAATCTTCTATCTACCTTTTAAGAACAGAGTACTTGCAACAATTCTTAAATGATATGAGAGAGATTATGTTGTATGATCGTTCTTCTCAATACGTCTCAGAAGACTTAGCAAGAACCGAGAATACCAGGGTCACTATCCCACAATAGTTCTAGTTTTTTATCAAAGACCATCACATATCTGTGCTTACGGGAGCGATCTTTCCATTCTCCCTCGGCACCTTTTACTTTGCCACGAGAGTGCTTAGTTCCGTCTGCATAGTAGAAATCTTTTTTTGCATCTGATAATCCACAATACATAAAGTTACAAGCGCGATAGATTGTACCACTATGGCGGTCACTATCAGCGTATGAGATGATTGCTTTAACTTCTGTGTCTTTTCTAAGTCTCTTAATCGCCTTTGAAACGAACCAAGAAGTGATATTATACTCTCCCTGCTGAGTATCGGGGTGGATGCAGAGTCTTGAGAGTTCGAAGAGTCCTTGTTGCTCATTACGTTCTAGTCCAAATGCGCCTTTTGCAATTTCTGGAACAGGGAGTCCAGTGAAGATACAAACTCCCTGTATGCCTCCAATATTTAGAGGTGAAAAGTCATTTTTCTTATATAAACCGTAATTGTAACCAGATTTGAAACCTTTTGAAATATCCTTAAGATAATGAAACCGCAGAAGTAACTCTGCGGCTTCAGATTTGCTTACACGGTCTATTGTGTAGTCAGACTTCACTCTTCGGCAAGACGTGCGAAATAGGACATTGCATCATCGTCTTCATCATCAGAAGAACTCGAAGAAAGACTGCTCAGTTCATCCTTCATAGACTGGGGAACCTCGGGTGCAGACTCACCACGACGCTCACGCTCCCAGGACTCTTCCATCTCTACGGTTTCTTGATCTTGCATCTTGGGCAAACCACGGACACCCAGAACATAGTCAAGACGCTTCTTCAGGGCATCATAGTCCTTGAACTGGTCAGCAGCGACTAGTTCTGCCAGGGAGTATTCCTTCTTCCAGATTGCTTCCATAGCGTCATCATCGTCCAGAAGTGCATCAGGACGGGCAAACTCAGAAGAGTCGTAGTTACGATAACCAGCGACGTTCTTTGCCTTCAGTTTGAAGTTAGCACCACCCCAGAAGTCAAAGGGATCGATTGCTTCCTCGTCCTCAAACTCGGGTTGCATAGCAGCAGTGAGTTTGTCGAAGATCTTCTTACCAAACTTGTAGAGGAAGACTTTACCTTCGTTGTCGGGATTGGCGGGATCCTTCACCACATAGATGTTAGCGATGTAGGTCAGTTTACGCTTCTGCTTACGTGCTGCTTCCTTACCAGCATCGGTGCCGTTGTTCCACAACATCGTATTGTACTCGGACACAGGATCCTTCTGACCCAGAGTAGTCAGAGAGTTCTCAATATACCAACCACCAGGACCTTGGAAGGCGTGACTGTAGAGTTTCACGAAAGGAAGGTCCTCACCTTCAGGAGCAGGAAGGAAACGGATCACGGCATAACCATTGCCGCTCTTATCACACTCCAGTTTCCATTGGCGGTCATCACCACCACCGCCATTGTTATTCATTTTTTCGACTTCCTTGACCAGTTTTGCGGTCAGGTTGCCAAGTTTCGATTGCTTTTTAAGGTCTGCGAAAGACATTTGGATTACCTCGGATTAATTGGATTCGGGGGATTTACTCGGATAGTATAGCAAAGATGCCCTCAGTCGTCAAGATAGTCTTTGAGGGATTCAATTGTTTCTCTCATACTGTCGAATAAAATTGACATATCAGTGTCTGGTGGGAAACCCATCAGTGCTACCGATTTGCGTAGGTTCTCTTTCATTTCAACCGCTTGTGGGTCATCTGAAAGAGACAATCTAGTATACATGATCCTTTGCTTTTCTAGCAAGGTCTGTAACTTTTCGACGTGTTCTCTCTTGGTCTCAGCATCCATACCACCAAAGGTCAGGATACTGCCATAGATTTCTTCTTGAAGATTATTAATCTCAGTCAGCTCGTCTTGGATAATATCAGATTTAAAAAAGTCACTCATCGATTATAGACCGCAAGATTTTCTTGTATTGAAAGACATCAATATTTAGGAAGGGAGAATACTTCTTTAATTTCAAACTGACGGATTCCCACACTGGATCATCCAACTTCTTATCAAAGTTTTTTGAGAAATGGAATACTTTGTCGAAGATTGTTAAGGTTTCTAGCGATACGCTCCCGCTTAGAAACTTTTTGAGTATTAGTGGATGTCCCTTGGTACAGTTGAACAAAGTCTCTAACTCGTTCTCCAATAATAATTCGTTGCTTTGCTCTTTGAACAAGTATGTCAAACTCTGTTGGCGTTTCATCCATTCGGAATAGTTTCTTTCGCCAGAATTGATAATTTCGCCAATCCATAAGTTTTGCGGGTTGTCGGTGGCAGTGAAATTGGATACAAGAAAATCTACGACTTCTTTATCAGAATACTTGCGACTTGTCTTCTCGAACCAATATTTGTCCTTTCTTTTGTTGAAAGAAGTAATACTAGCACGGGTCTTCGCACCATACTTAAAGAAATCGTATTTTGGATTTGTAAAATGATTCTTTAATGAGAGATAATGTTGGTAGGTTTCAAAGGGGCTCACTTTCAGCATCGACTAAATCAAGATCTTCAATACAATCAACAGAAACTTCGTGCTCGGCAATACGATACCAATGTTTCATAATTCCCAAAACATCCTCATATTCACCAAGATACTCAATATCATCACATTTATACTCACGCAGCCATGCTTGTAGGCGATGGTGCATCAGATCAGCACGGGAAATCATAGTGGCAATTTTGCTCTCGATGTTTTCTTCATAAAGTTTAGATTAATCGCATCATTCTTCAATCTCTCTTTGAGAGGTTTAGACACGAGTTTCACAACTGATTCTACCTCAAGACTATTAATCTCGCAATAGTAACAGATAGCATCAATATAATTAAAATTTTCTTCGGCAACAATCTTTTCAATTTCCAAAGCAAATTTGGAAGGAGTCAAAAATTTACTTTCTAGTGCCTGTTCTAGTTCTTTATTCTGTTCCATAGAGTTCCAGTTTATCTCTAACAAACTTTCTAATGTATTGGGTAAGTAGTTTGATGTACTTTGATTTGTCTCGTTCTTCATAAACAACGCATTCTCCATTTTCACAAGCCATGATGATTACAAGTTTTTTGACTGAAATACCAGTCAGTTCGTACAGCATACAACCATATGCCATGCACTGTACAAAATAGTGTTCGATCCACTCTCGTGGTTTTGGTTTTTTAGATGTCTTAAAATCGATTATTGCTAGTTCGCCGTCATATTCAGCAATACAATCAACGGTCCCAGCAATGCCTAGTTGCTTACTATATAGGGATCCTTCAAGGGCGTAAATATTATTTATACGATTTAAGTCTGATTTTGAGATCTTAAAGAGAAAATCAGAAATCGGTTGTACTTTTGGCAGATCCTCGTTTTTAAGGTGATGTTCTACCAGAGTATGCATATCCGTACCGCGACTTGTTGCGGCCTTCGTGATACGGTCCGCTTCTTCATCGCCAACTTTCTTACGCCAGTTGACAAAAATCTCCTTATTAAAGTGACTGGTCACCGAAGTAATGGAAACCAGTCGGAGAAGTTCTTCATCATCTGGAACTTTATAGTACCTTACCCCATCGATAGTTTCTCTTTCAAGAGATGGGAGGTCAATATCAACGTGATTAAACATTAAAACCTCATTCTGAGGTCATTATAGGGTATTAATGATTAGAAGTCAATTTTACCAGAGACCAACTGGACAAGATGATGAGTTCAATCTAACTTTTATAGGCATAAAGCATCCACACTTCTTACATTGCCTTGTTGGTTTGAAGAAGTGTTCACATTGAAGACAATATTTCATTCTATCAATTGCTTTACGATTATCATCAAGATTTATTTCACTAACGATTTGATCATTAATACTGTTATCTCTTTTTACATCATCCATTTAGTTCTGCCTCCGCCTGAGCAACGATATCATCAGGATCAAATAGTAAATTGTTTATAAATTCATCTAAAGAAAATTTTTCATCAGAAATATACTTTTCAACTTTAAGATATAGAGCATCCTTAAGTCTACTATCTCCATTTTCTGCAAGATATTGTGCTGTTGCTAATACATCAACATTATGTGCCAATCCAAAATCTACTTTAGCAGTGGCAACTGTTGGTGCAAAAGTTCCAATCGCATACATATCCGCATCAGGAAGTGTTTTTACAACATAATCAGAACTTCCATCATTGATAGTTGTTGTTGTATTTGGTGGTGATATTTTTGTCTCATCAAGTAAATCATTAATGGGAATTTCTGCAGATGCTCTTTCCTCACCAATAGCAATATTTTTATTTTTTAATGTTTCTGGATCTGGTTGAAAATCTCTATCATATTTTGATACAGCATTGTCAATCTGATCTGCAGTAGCTTGTGGATGTATCGGAACCATTGCCCTAGATCCATCCTCGAATTCTACTTCTATCTGACCAGCGTGTATTTCTCGAACTGTGTATTTCATTTGTAATTATAAATTTGAAACTATTTATCCTATTCTACCATTCCTTGTGCCATTTGCAACCCAGTTAACGTTTCCATTATTGACAATATAATATCCTGCAAGTCCTCCAGGTTGACCAGATATTCCGCCGCCATTATTACCATTAAATCCAGTATTTCCAGTATTTCCACTAGAACCATAGGCACCACCAGTACCACCAGTACCACCAGTACCAGCATTTATGCCGCCACTAGAACCTGCTGTCCCTGATGTTGAAGATCCATCATATCCTTGACCTCTTCCCCCATTTCCACCAGAACCTCCAGAAGTGAAATTATTAGTTGACTGAGAACAAGTTTGTTGAACTGGGCAACAACACTGACAACATGCCCACCTGGTGGGCCCATTAACTCCATTATTACCGTTTTGGCAATAACAACCTCCGTTGTTATTTTGTTGTTGACAAGCGCCATTCCAAGATCCGGCGCCGTGGAATCCACTACCTCCACCACATGCGGTATATGAACAATCATAACTTTGTTGTGTAGTATAAACTCCCCCTCCACCATTTCCACCTTTTCCGCCGCCACCGCCACCACCAGAAATTGTGCCGCGATTATCTATGTAAATATTAGGTGCTCCCGCATTAATACAATTTCCACCGTTACCTGCGCCACTTCCAGTATCACCAGCACCTCCAGCACCTAATATAGATCCCTCATTAACAAGAATCATCTTACCACCAAATCCAGATGGAATACTCAGAGCATAATTTGCTACCTGATTAGATCCAACTATTACACCACTATTAATGATAATTCTTTTTTCAATTTTTGATTGATATTTATTAGCACCAAATATAGTTTGTAAATTTAAATTTTCTTGATTTGATGTAATACGGTAAATTAAACTACTCGAAGTGTTTAAAAGATAATTAGAAATAGTCATAAAAGGCCAGATCCTGTAACTACAAATTCATTCGATGCTACGCATAAAATAGTAGATAATCCTCTCTGTTCCAATGTTCTGTTTCCAGTATCAGAAGTTCCTGCAAGTCTCAAAGTAACTGAAGCCCCTTGAGTAATCGTTTGCGATGATGCAGAGTTGTTATAGACTAATACTGATTGACCTGTAGAAAAAACTGATGCAGGAACAGTAATGCCTCCCGTTGTTATTGTTATTAGTGTATTTGCATCATCAGAAGTGAGAGTATATGCTGATGTCTTTGAAGTTACTTGAAGTTCACCGGCAACTCCACTCAAATTAGACCCATCACCATAGAATGCTGTGGCACTTACAATACCAGTAGCACCGTACATTGTGATAGCAGATCCTACTATGCTATTGTTATTTACCTTTAAATTGTGATTTGCAACTGTTACTTGACCAGAATTAATATTAATTGTATCTATTGTTCCCCTTTGAATTTTTAACCCAGAGGATGATGCGCTTTGTATTGCACCAAGCCCGCCATCTGTTGTAAAAATAATTTGTTTATCAGAAACTCCTATTGTAGAAACACCAGTGACATTTAGTGTTCCATTAACATCAAGTTTTGCAGTTGGAATTGTAGACCCTATACCAACATTACCATTGTTTAAAATAGTAAAGTTTTCATCATTACTTTGATCAAGAATAGCAAATCTACTGGAGGTTCCAGAAACTTTTAAATAAACTGGCGATAAAAATCCATCTGGCGGAGCACCGATTTCCAATCCTCTTTGGACACCTGCAGACGAGTTTATGAATTCTGCAATCGGGTGAGAATTTAATACACTTCCAACTGCACCACTTGCTGTTTGTATCTCAACATCCAGTTTTTTTGTTGGATTATCAGTTCCTATGCCGACATTATTAGCATTATTTTGAAGTATTACATCATCACCTCCACCAATATAAAGTGGTTTAAACCAATTGAGTATGTAATACGCATCAAAGGCTGATTCATAACTAAGAGTTAAACCACCAAAAAATCCACCTCCTTCTCCTGAAGTAATTAGTTGAAGAGAAGAATCATAAAGAGACAAACCATGTCCATTTGGATGATCAGTTCCTACTCCAAGTTTACCCGCATTATCAATAATAAAGGCAGTTGCATCTGGATTAGCAGAGTCTTCAACGACTAAAGCATTACCAGTTCCAGTTTGAGTTATTCTTAATGCATCAGAAGCACTATTAACTGATATTGTAGAAACACCAGTGACATTTAGTGTTCCATCCAAATCCAGAGATCCATTTACATCAATGTTCGCAAAGGTAGAAATACCAGTAACATTAAAGGAGGTTGTATTTATATTTGTGTTAAATGTAACACTAGTAAACCCCACCTGAGGTTCAATAGTATTTACGACGAGTTTACTCATATTATAATTACTTTTTCAAGTATTTATAAATCAAGTCTTCATAATGAAAGCAAGCGCATAATATGGTGGTAAGTTCGCATTAGTTCCTGATGAACCAGTGTTGCTGACTGAAGTTGAAGTTGAAACTGTAATTCCAGTGGTATTTGAATTAATAGTTACAGTGTGGTTGTGAGATCCACCACCTCCAGTAGTGGCACCTCTAGAACCAGTATCTGCTCCACCACCCCCTTGACCACCACCAGTTCCCTGGTTAGTTGAATATGAGTGACTGTGGTTTCCTACAGTATTTGTAGATCCACTGTGGGAATGACCAGGATCAGAAACAGTGGAAGTAGAAGATGCTGTGTGACTGTGAGAAACAACAACTGCATCAGCAGAACCACCAGTTGCTGCCACTGCATATCCATTACCAGCACCAACAACAAATCTATCTCTTAAATCTGGAGTTCCACTTGTACCATCACATAGTGCCCATCCAGATGGAATAGATGCGATCGAACCAGACCACATTACAATAACACCTGTTGGAATAGAAACAATACCTGTTAGAGCAGAACCATCAATAGCAGGCAATGCGCCAGTAAGATTTCCAGCAGGAAGATTAGTTAGAGAGGAACCAGATCCACTGAATTCTGTTGCTGTAACAATACCCGAAGAATTTATGTCTCCAGTATCAAAATTTAAAACACTTTCATCTATTGCCTGAATTCTATTTACTCTTAGAGTACTCATATTATAATTACTTTTTCAAGTATTTATAATTTAGAACCCGGCTTCCATCTTTGCCAAAATATACTCTTTCACAAGTCCAGAACGGACAATATCATCAACTCCAAACTCAATCATATCAAAAGATGGCATTTTACGCAGGACACTCATAAAGTCCACGATGCCATTACGCTCATTTGTTTTCTGCAAGTCTGATTGGACGGCATCACCACAGAAACAAATCTTGGTATTCTCACCAACACGAGTAATGATACTATCAAGTTCGTGGAAGTTGAGATTCTGGAATTCGTCAACAATCACAATTGCATTATCAAGAGTAGTGCCACGAAGGAATGAAGTAGACCAAAACTTGATAGTTTCTTGCGATTTAAGATTACCATAGAGCATCTCAAAATCTGCATCACTAGGCATCTGGAACATATACTTCACCATATTCTTATATGGGATTTGATAGATGTCTGCCTTATCTTCGTGCGAACCAGGAAGGAAACCAATCTCTCTGGTTGCCACAAGAGACCTTACAAGGTAGATACGCTCATAAGGTGTATACTCGTTCAAAACATCTCTGAGAGCATTATAGAGGGTAATAAACGTCTTTCCCGTTCCAGCACAACCATAGGCAACTAAGTGCTTTCCCTCCTTATACGAATCAAAAAGTTTTTGTTGGTTTTCCGTAAGTGGGTCGATTTCCACCAAATACTCAGAACTCAGAGGTTTCTTCCTCTTCATCTGCTTTGCCGTGAGACCAACCCCGATGGGTTGCTCTGCAGATGCTCTTTTTCTTCTTGCCATTAGATTTTCTTGACTTTAGATCCAGGTGCTTTTGATGCTTTTTCAAGCACATCGTTCCATCCAGGGTTTTTGGCAACTAGTTTATTTTGCCAATCGCCAACTTCCCCCACATTCATTTGTGTAGGAATGAGTGGTTTAAGGTGAGGATTTTCTTTGAGATATGGTTCTTTTTCTGCCATTAGCATCCATTTCTCAAAAATTTCACCAGTTTCTGTGTTTTCAAACCTGTATGTCGGCATAAGTTATGAATTCAAGATATTGTATTTAGACCCATTCCAGTGCTTCTGCAACTGTGGGAAATTGTTCCGCAAAAATCTTCTTACATTGTTCTGCGATTTCCATATGCTCCTTTTGGGTGCCATTAGCAGAACGCAGTTGGATGTAGTGAATCCAAGAACGACATGAGCCAGACATATAAAGACGAGTAGGAGTTGCCAAAGGAAGTACAAAGCGAGCACACTCCTTTGCCACACCATTGTCAAGCAGGTGCTGATACAGACTCATACCTTGAGCAAAATAAGTCTCAATCTGCTTGTTAGATAACTCTACAAACTCAGGATCCAGGTCGTCAATAGAATTCTGACGATTCTTGGTGTCTTGACGGCGAAGTTCGGGGACTGGAATCGTCTCTGCGAGTAGGGAAGAATCAGCATAGCGTTGCGAAAACTCTTGATAAGTGAAACTACGATGACGCAAAATCTGGGCTGCCAAACCGCGAGTAGTTTCAATTTCCAAGGTCATAAAACTCTGCTCAAACACCGACCAGTGATTGTGTTTGATACAATAACCCAACAACTTTGCATAGTTGGGGTTTTCCTGATTATTGGGGTTTGAGACACGGGCAACATATGCCATTGTCTGCTCCGCATCGGGAGTAACACTTACCAATTTTACACTCATTTTTGTTCCTCTTTAGTCTGGGTATCCATCGTCATCTTCAAAGATCTCGTCGTAATCATGTAGTGTTGGATCCTGATACTTTAAGTAACTTTCAGTATCAGAGTAAACTTCTGCTTTCAGAGAATCAACCAACAGTTCAAGATTACGGACAATCAGTTTTAGTTTTTCTTTGTCCATAGAATAGATTTCTCTCTCACCATTATACACAAAAAAAGAGGGAGAGTCAATCTCCCTCAAACTTTAGTAGTTTATCAAACCACTCGTCCAAATGAACAAGGTAGCATGACCAATAG